CGCCTATTTTTTACAACGCAAGATCGCTGATTAATTGTTGACCACATAGGAAGCGCCGCCCATGACAGCAGGAAAACAGAAAGCACCGGCTTGCCATATACCGCACAAAGATATTGACGGCTGGACAACAACGGCGGAAGGGATCGCGGCTATTATTGGCGTGCAGCGCGAGACGGTTACGCGGCTGGCGCAGGTCGAAGGGATGCCAAAACAGGCACGAGGCAAATACAACATTGTTGATTGCATTCAGTGGATTATGGAGCGCGAGCGGGACAAAAGCGGAGGCGAAACGCCGGAAGATAAAAAAGCGCGCATTGCAGTAGCCAAGCAACAAGAAATAAAACTAAAGATCGACAACGCGCAGCAATTAAACGAGCTGCTACCGGCCGCTATTGTGTCATCAGCTTTTGCCGCTATGACGTCAGAGCTTGCCAACAAATTAGACGGTTTGGCGCCGCGCATGGCGTCCGAGCTATCGACAATGGATCAGCCGAGCCATATACAAAAGGCGTTATTTGATGAGTGCAGAGCTATTAGAGCCACAACGGCCGCAGCGTTTAGCGCTATCGCGGGCGATATTGACAGCAGCGGGGATTCTAGCGCCGCCGCCGAATAGAAACGCTGGCGAGTGGGCTAACGACAACCGAGTATTGCCACCAGCTAGTCCGGAGCCTGGCCCATGGCGAACGGATCGCGTGCCGTTTTGGTGGGACATATACGCGGCGTTCCATTCACCCAAAATCGAGGAAGTGACCGTTGTTTGTGGTGCGCAAATGGCTAAAACGGAATCAATGTTTAATATTATCGGCCACCGGCTAGACGACGGCCCATACGTGCCTTGCCTATATATCGGTCCCACAGAAAAGGCGGTTAAATCAATATCAAAGGACCGCATAGATAAAATGTTCAGCAGTACATCGAGCTTAGCGCAGAAACTAGAACGAGGGCAAAGAAATGGCGTGTTTGAAAAGTTTATTAGCGGCGTGCGACTTGGTTTTGCGTGGGCGGGTTCGGCAACCGAGCTAGCTAGCCACCCAGCAGGGCTAGTTTTGCTTGACGAGGTTGACCGCATGGACGGCGACGTCGGCGGCGAGGGCGATCCGGTTAGCCTAGCAAGGGCGCGAGCTAAAAATTATAGCAATCGAAAAATAGGCACATTTAGCACGCCGACGGTGCAAGGCGAATCGGCTATTTGGAATTTATTAGACAGCGCGGGCGCTATTTTCTTTTATGCGTGGCCGTGCCAACACTGTAAACAAGATTTTGTGCCGTGTATTGAGCTGCTACGCTGGCCAGAAGGCACTAATATTGAAAAACGCGCCGCTAGCGCGGTAGTTGTTTGCCCGCATTGCGGCGGCACGCACGAAAACAAATTAAAAAACACGCTGAACGCTACCGGCCGTTATTTAAAGGTGCGCAAGTTACGCGACCGCGAACAGGTAGCAAAAAACGCGGTGATTATGCTAGATGATTACATCGTAGACGATAACAACGACGTTGATGCCCGTAGTTGTGGATTTTGGATTAGCGGCATTTGCTCGCCGTGGGCGTCGTTTTTTGATATTGCCGTCCAATTAATGCGCGCCTATAAATCGGCCGATCCAACTAAAATACAAGCTATCGTCAACACCTATGGCGGCGAATTGTTCAAAGTTAAGGGCGACGCGCCCGCATGGGAGGAGGTAGCAGCTAATAGACGAAGTTACGCACGCAGCACTATACCGTCAAGAGATTGCCAGTTTTTGACAATGGGCGCCGACGTGCAAAAAAACGGCATTTATTACGAGGTGCGCGCGTGGGGCGTCGAGTTTGAAAACTGGCTTATTGAGGAGGATTTTATTTTTGGACAAACGGAATACGATAACGTCTGGATGCAGTTCGACAAAGTAGTTAGTCAGCAATGGGGCGAACTGCCTATACTTAGAGCGTTTATTGATAGCGGATATAAGCCAGGGGACGCGCACAAGCGGCCCGATCATGCAGTCTATACGTTTTGCCGTCGGCACCCAGGCGTTTGTTTCCCGACTAAGGGCCGAGACACGATGGACAAGACGCTTAATACGGCAAATATTGACTACTCAATTGGCGGCAAGACCATTAAAAACGGTTTGACACTGTACCACGTTAACACAGATTATTTTAAACGCTGGATTCACGCGCGCATACGGTGGCCAGAAGATGCAACTAGCGGCGGCTGGCATTTGCATAACGATACTACAGAAGATTATTGCCGTCAGCTAGTTGCAGAGGAGTTAGTTATAAAACCCAGCGGCCAAGCTGTTTGGCTGCGCAAAAATAAAGACAATCATTATTTTGATACGTGCGTGCTATCGACAGCGGCGGCGTTTAGCTTAAACGTGCAGGCACTACACCCTGTCAAGCCGGAGCAACAACAGCGCATCGAACAGGCACAGCGCCAAACTAGACAACAACCAGCGAAGCATGAGCGGCGCGGCTTGTTTTAATTAACCTATGGATAAGCGGCAAATGAAGCGAAGCGAAATGAAGTCCGACTTGAGGCAGTTGTTATCCGTCTCTTTTGGCGGCGGCACTAATTCAACGGCAATGTTAATTGGCTTATGGGAGCGAGGCATTAGACCTGATTTTATTACTTTCGCAGATACGGGAGGCGAGAAGCCACACACTTACAAGCACATTGAAGATATGCAAAAGTGGCTAAAAAAAGTTAGCTTTCCAGAGATTGTGATAGTTAAAAAGGTAGATAAAAATGGTCATGTTTACACGCTTGAGCAAGATTGCATGGACCACAATAAACTGCCAAGCCTTGCTTATGGATTCAAGCAGTGCAGCCAGAAATATAAAGGACAGCCACAAGACAAGTTTTTTAACAATAACGATCTATGCAAAGCGCACTGGAAATCTGGAGGAAAGATTACAAAAATGATTGGCTACGATACAGGAGAAAGCCATCGAATAAAGGATTATAACTGCAATAAGTATAATGTTGTTTACCCTATGGTTGAATGGGGATGGAGTAGAGAAGATTGTATTGAAGCAATTGATCGCGCTGGATTGCCGCAACCATCAAAAAGCAGTTGTTTCTTTTGCCCTGCTAATAAAATTGCAGAAATTAAAGAAATGAATGCTTTATATCCTGAGCTGATCGAGCGAGCTACAGCAATGGAAAGGAACGCACAGCTTACACAAGTAAAAGGCTTAGGCCGTAACTTTGCATGGGAGAGTGTTATAGCCACTGATGATATGTTCACTGATTCATATATCCAACTAGCGTGTGGGTGTTATGACGGTTAGGCACATAACCGTTAAGTCAGCGGTTTATCCGCTGCACTTGGTTGTTATGTGTGATTAGTAGGTGAAATATGGAAAATGTAAAATTAACAGAAAAAGAGATCGCTGCGTTCGATGGCTTGAACCAAAGCTATATTGAAATGGAGAAGCGGCTAAATGAGGTTGCCCCTAAGTGCCATTTTAGGCCAATGTATTTAGATGAATGCGAAGGTGAAAGCTGGTGGGAATGCTCAGTTTGTGGGCACACTAAAGACACATAACACAGAGTTAAAGTGCCTCATGGCACAGTATTTATGAGCGCAATTATTTATAGGAGGTGAAACAATGCAAAAATGCGAAAAATGTAACCAGCCGCTAGATATTTGGATAGATTGCGGCGCATGCGGCGGCAGCGGTGGCGGTTATGGTGGATCGTGCGAGCCGATGTGCAGGCGGTGCAGCGGCACCGGACAAGTGCTTAATCAGTCAACAAAATGCGAGAGGTGCGAAAATGACCAAGCCGATTAACTTAAACTATTTGACTAAAAACTGGCAAGACGGCACAACCAAAGAAATAGCGCACCGCGTAAATGTCTACAGAAAAAAAAACGGACATGCGCCGAGCTTAGACAGTACCGTGCACGAGTGTTGTACGCGATTAATGAAAAATCGAGGCGCGCCATTAAAAAAATACACATTAAAAGTTGACGACCCGCTATGCACGAACGGGCGGCGCGCGCGGGACTCATTGTGGCAGGAAAAGCGGCTAGGCGCTATGAAACGTTGGTCAATAGGCGTTACTGATATTAACAACGCCAGCCCGCTAAACTATTTAAAACCAACAGCGCTATCAAGCGCACTATGGAGTAAAAAACATGCTTATACTCAAACGGCGGCAAGGTGAACAAATTGTAATCGGCGAAGGTGACACGCAAGCTATTATTACGGTTATCGGAAACGAGTCCGGCCAGACGAGAATCGGGATTGAGGCCAACAAAGACCGCGTGCCGGTTCACCGTAAAGAAATATACGACCGCATAAACGGACGCCGACCGAATTTTAACCGCTAACGCTTAGGCGTTGTTCTTGTACCCGCTTCGGCGGGTTTTTTATTGCCGTTTTTTTAAATGTATTTATTTTAGACAATAGGGGTCATATAGAGCGGTTGGTGCCCTGTATAAACTTCGTACACGCTCACAATATCACCGCATTATTATTTAGAGTCGAAGCCACTCGACCGCCCTGGATGGTCAAACCATCATGGCACCGTAACCGGTGTTTATTCCCGCTCTTAAGGTTGTAGCGTGTATAGACTTGATTCGTCATTGCCTGGACGTACAGGTTGAGCTAATCGGAAGGCGTTATTTTTACGTGAAACCGTACCGCATAAAAGCACGATTGCTTTTACGTGTTGAATGCAGAGACAGTTAGGGTACAATGGGGCCACCGGTGAAGGTGTGAAACGTTGTGTGTTAACTGTTTGCGTCAAATCGTGCTACTAACACGTTCCGGCAATGTTTGAAGAATAAGCCCGTTTAGCTCATAAGGCAAGCGGGTTTTTTCTTTTGTGATGCAGGCCGATCACAAGTCATTGTTACTTATACAAAAAAATAATAAAAGCTTTTGCGCTTATTCTATAATACGCGCATGGCCGTTACTTTATCCGAAATTCGTACCAAGATTACCGAAACAGAAACCGCTATTAGCAGAGTTAAAACCGCTGCTAGTTACGGCAAAGGTGACAAAAACGTTCAACGCGAAAGTCTCGAAGCGTTAAACGCCGAGCTTATGCGACTAAGACGTGACGAGCAACGACTAGCCACGCCTAGCAATGCCACTAATGCTGGTGTTTTGACGGCAAGCTGGCAGGCGGTTTGACATGGGCGTAATTGATATTGTTGCAAAGGTTGCGCCAGGTTACGCCAATCGCTACGCTTTAAACAAACTGGCGTATGAGGTAAACAGCAAGGCCGCAAAGCGATCACAGCGCTTGTATGACGCTGCGACGTCAACACAATACCGCAAGACCATAAACGGCGCAGGACAGTCGCCAGACAACCTAATCGCGCAGGCGGGGACAAAGCTTCGTGATATGGCGCGGCACTTAGAAGAAAACCACGATTTAACAAACGCCATATTTGATGATTTATTAAATAACACGATAGGCGCGGGCGTATCAAAAACGCCAATGGTTAAAACTAATACCGGTGAGCTGGCGAAAGATTTAAACGATTTATTGTTAGAGCTTTTCGACGAGTTTGCCCAAAGTCCGGATACCGCCAACGAGTTTGGTTTCGAGTCTTTAGAGCGCCAAATCGGACGCCATTATTTCCGCGACGGCGAAATATTTGTTAGACCAATTGTAGCCAATAGCCGGTTTACGTATAAAACCGGCGTACCGTTTGTGCTTGATTTGTTACCGGCGGAATATTGCCCGATGGAGTACGACCAGCTAACGAACGGCATAAACCTTGGCATAAAGGTCAATCAGTGGGGCGCACCGCAAACGTATTACTTTCACAAAAACCACCCCAGCGACGTTTATCAGCCTGCAAGCGTTATCGCTACGCAAGTTACAGGTGTAGCCGCAGCCAACGTTATGCACATTAAATTGTCGAAGCGCATAAAGCAGCGGCGAGGTGTTACTTTAATACACAGCGTTGTCAATGCAATGCAAGACGTAAAAGACGCCTTGGAAAGCGAGCGAATCGCGGCCAAAGTTGCAGCAGATTTTACCTTCGCAATTACGAAAACAAGCGAGGTTACAGGGCCGACTACAATAAACGGTGATGGTAATCGCTCGTTTGGCATGTCGGCAGGCATGGGGTTCGAGCTTTTACCAGGTGAGGACGTCAAAACCATTGCTAGCGACCGACCGAATAGCGGCCTAAATGATTTTATTAAGGGTTTAATGCGTAACGTTGCAGGTGGCACTGGCACGAGGTACAGCGCTATAAGTAAAGACTACAACGGCACGTATTCAGCACAGCGACAGGAGTTAGTCGAAGGCACAATAGGGTATCGCTCGCATTTTGTACATTTAAAACGCAAATTCTATGCGCCCATGTGGGACCAATTCGTTTTTGCGGCGGTGCAGTCGGGACGAGTGCCCGTTAACCTTTTACGCGGCGTAGATAGGTCAACACTGGCACGTTGTGAGTTCCGGCCACCGTCGCTACCGTGGATAGACCCACAAAAAGAGGCTAAAGCATGGCAAACACTGGTTGAAGCCAAACTAGAAAGCCGTCAAGAGATTATGCGATCACGGTCACGCGACCCGTCAAAGGTTTTAGAAGAAATGCAAGCCGAAGCTGATAACGATTTGTTCGGTTCGATGATTGAAGCCGGAGCCGACGAAGCACAAGCCACGCTAGAAAACGACAACGCCAACACGGAGCAAAGCGACAATGAAAGCAACGCCGCATAGTTTAATTATTGTACTGTTTGCAATGGTGGTGGCAGGTTGTCAGTTGTTCAACGATAACCCACGAACGGCGCTATTTTTAATTGACCAAGGTATTAGCCGGTTTATTGAAGCCGAGAGCGACCCGCAAAAGCGTGCAAAACGCGCCAAAGATACGCGGCAGGTTGTGGCGCCGGTGCTTGCACTAGCCAGCAAAGAAAGTGTCACGATCAGTCAATTAGAATCGTTTTTATACGCACAATTTGAAATCGACAGCTTACAGCCAAGCGATCAGCGCTTGATTATCTTTTTAGTCAATGACGTAAAAGAAAGTTTGCAGGAAGGTATCAGCGGCGGGCTATTAGACGATGATACGCGAGTCAAGGTACAGCGCGTTCTTGAAACTATTATGAATGCCGCTTTAATTTATTTGTAATTATGCCTTTTAAAACTGATTTAGTTACTACGCCAAGCAAAACCAAATGGAATAAATCCGTATTGGTAGGTTCGCTTGTCTATCAATCGCCGTTACTAAAGAAAACGATTACAGTGCCGACGGGTTTTATTACCGACTTTGCAAGCATACCGCGCGCGTTTCAATTGTTTATTCCAAAAATGGCTAGGCACCGAGCGGCGGCAGTTGTCCATGATTATCTTTACAGCATTAAAAGCCGATACAAAACGACACGCAAAGAGGCGGACCAAGTATTTTTAGAAGCTATGAAAGCGAGCGGCGTAAATTGGTGGACACGACACGCAATGTACAGAGCGGTTCGCGTGTTTGGTGGTTTTTTATATAAAGGCCAAAAAAAATGATTTGGTTTTGTTGTGGCGTTGCGGCGGGCTATTGCGTGCCAAAAATTATAAATTTTGTGATTGGCTTTGTTATAGGCCGAGCATACTTGAATGATGAATGAGCAAATGCAACAAATTTTTAATCAGACTAATTGGCCGGTAACGTGGTTTACGACTTTTGTACTTGGAAGCGGTAGCGTTGGCATTGGCGTTTTTGGTGCCGACAAATTAAAAGATGCAGCTATACCAGTAGCTTACGCGCAAGAGCTAAAAGAGATTCGCGCCGATATTTCGTTAAAGCGTGAACAATTTAAAGCGCATGAACAAATGACAAATTATCGTTTGCAGCAGTTAGAGCGAGCTATTCCAGATATCACTAACGCGGTACAAACCGCTAAAGCAGTAGCAAATGAAACTAAAGCTCTTCAGGGGCGGATGGAAACGCAGCTTTTCCACATGAAAGAAATTATGCAAGGGCAAAATCAGGCGTTAGCAGAGATAGTATCTAGTGCGACAAGCGGCAAGAAGTAAGGCGCGTTTATTCTTTACGGTGATTTGATGGTTAGCGTTACAAATACAGAAAGTTTTGAGTCGGACAGCGTAGGCGCAACACAAGCAACGATTAGCGGGTGGTCGCCTAATGCTTCAACAAGGTCCTTTTTAATTTTTCATTGCATGGACGGATCGCCGTCGCTGCCTATAGAGGGGGCGCAAGTTTGCACTATTGGCGGCACCGAGATACCCCTTTTAACGCAATGTACACAAAATTCGGGAAACGGCGAGGGGCGTAATGCGTCCGTCTTTTATTCTGAAAATTTAGCTTTATCTGGCGACGTTGTTATTTCAGACGGCACAAGCGTTGGACAATTTATGTCGATAATGGAAACGGACGGCTTTTTGGCGTCTTACGGTTTGCGGTGGATGAATGAGGCAAACCCAGTAGGCACATTAACTCACCCAAGCAATAGTACCGATTGGTTAAGCGTATTTAATTTTTGTATAAACTTAGCAAGCACAACGATTACTACCGGCGCAGTAACCGTACACGAAGCCACAACGGACGCTGTACAAACTGGTACGTTTTACGGCGCACTGGCTAGCCGTGCAAGTACAGGCGGAATCGACGGTTGCGATTATTTTAACTGTTCAAGCAATCAACAACACGCCTATTTTGTTTCGTTGTTTTCAGACACAAAGCGCGGTTTTGACGGTAAAGAGGTTGGCGGCGGGTTTGAAATATTAGACACTTTAAACAATGACGCCGCGTTTAATGCGATATTTAGCAGGCCATAAAATATGAACGACAGAATTAGAGAGAAAACGCGCGAACGGTTTTTTAAAATTCAAAAGCGCAACGACGACGGCAAAGACATTTATAGCGCCAGCTTTTCGAGTGATATAGCGTTAAAGCGCGGCTGGTACACTGAGGTTTTAGAGCATACACGCGAAGCTATCAACATGGAGCGCGCCGAAAACGGCCTTGTTCTTTTACATAATCACGACATGGATAAATCAATCGGCCGCGCGTTTGATATCGGTTTGCGCGAGGATGGCAAACTAGGCGGCAGTTTCAAATTTAGCAGCGACAGCGAAGCCCAGCGCATAAAAGCACAGGTAGACGAGGGCGTGCTAACGGACATTAGCATACGCTACGCCATAGACAGCGAGAGACGCGAAGAAAACGACGACGGCGCGGTGACCTATACCGCGACCATGTGGACGCCGCTAGAGGTAAGCATTGTCAGCGTTCCCGCTGATTCAACAGTCGGAATTGGCCGACACTATCAAGAACTAAACGAGGGTAACACCATGAGCAAAAACACGCCGAACGGCGAAAACAATGCGCCAGGTAATGACGGCGTGGTTAATTTTGAAGGCGCACGACGAGCGGGCGCAACCGAGGGCCAACTAGCCGAGCGACAGCGCGCGGCAGACATTGGCGCACTATTCAGCGAACCAAAATATCAGGAGCCTGTTTATCAGGGTTTGCGCAATGATGCCATATCGCAAGGCTGGAGCGTTGAACAAACCATGCGCAAGCTAATTACGGTATTTGGTAACGAGAACGACGACGGCTATACACCGGCGGCGACACCGCAAACCACAGAGGGCGCAAGAAATCAAACTTCGGTGCGTATTACCGAAGCGGCCGAAGATAAACTGATTCGCGGGATGCAGGACGCGTGCGACGTAAAATTTAGTTACGGCGACAAAGAAGCATTGCGCAGCAAGCAACAAGACAACCAATTTGTCGGCATGTCGTTTGTAGATATGGCGCGCGAATCATTGCGTTTAATGGGTTTTAAGGATGTTTATCGACATGACGCGCGCAGTATTGTCGGCTTTGCTTTAAACCCAATGGCTATACCTTCTGGCGGCGTGCGTGGTTTAGTGGGCGCAGGTACTAGCGTTTTTACTAGCCTTGTCGAAAACATTGCTAACAAACAAATGCAAATTGGCGTCGAAGAAAGCGAAGAAACCTATCGCCAGTGGGTGCGCATTGGTTCGGTCAATTCGTTTTTACAGGAATCGCGCGTTGATCTATCAGGATTTAGTGATTTAGACGAAGTGCCGGAAAATGGTGAATACACACACGGCAAAATGTCGGACGGCAAAGAATACATTCAAGCCAAAAAATACGGCAAGTTGTTTACTATTACGCGCGAAATGCTAGTCAATGACGACCTAAACGGTATGGCGCGAGTGCCGCGAGAAATGGGACGAGCGGCAGACCGCAAGGTCGGCGATTTGGTTTATAACATATTGATAAACAACCCGACAATGCAAGACGGCACAGCGCTATTCGCAGCAGGCCACAGCAACGTTATTACAAGCGGCGCAGCGCCAAACGTAACACAGTTAGACGCTATGAAAGTTTTAATGACTAAGCAAAAAGATCGTGACAACAACAGCACGTCAAGCAATATCCGTATGCGTCACTTAATTGTGCCAATTGCGCTAGAAACTACTGCGCAAATTTTGCAAAACGCGGCGAACGATCCCGATCAGGCAAGCAGCAACAAAGGCGGCGGCGGCACGCGCCCAAATCCGTTTGCTAACACGTTTACAACCATTGCCGATGCGCGACTCGATGCAGACAGCGCGGTTAAATACTACGGCGCCGCAAGCGCTAGCCAAACCGATACTATTGAAGTCGCGTTTTTAAACGGCAACGAAGCGCCAGCGCTAGAAAGCGAAAACGGGTTTACCGTTGACGGCGTTTCGTACAAAGTACGGCGCGAGGTTGGCGTTAAGGCTATCGGCCACCGTGGATTAGTAAGAAACGCTGGCGCATAAAGCGCACGTAATAAGGGGCAAAGGATTGCCCGCTATTTTTAATTATTTATAGAGGTTTAGCAAAAATGACAAACGCATATGTACAGGCAGGCAAGCGCACCAACGTTACTCTTACAGGCAACGCAACGCAGGGCACGGTTTACGATGAAACCGCGCGAGCCGGTGTTTATTTAGAATCAGGCGTAACCGGTGATTTAGTGCCAGTTTGTTTTGAAGGACGTTTTACATTGGCCAAAGGAACCGACGCAATTACGGCAGGGCAAAAGGTTTACAGCGACGGCACGGACGTCAACACGTCGGCAGGCGGTCACGTAGCGCTAGGCTTTGCAGCAGCAGCAGCAGCGACAGGTGATTCTACAGTTCTTGTAGACGTTCAGGCGTTCTAGGTAGAGTGAGCTTAAACGACGACATAGCGGCTGATATTGCTAGCGGTCACGTCTTTTATGATATAGATAGCGGTTTCGCCGAAAACGCAACAACGGCAAGCGGCGAAAACGTGCCGGTTATATTTGATTTTGAATACTTAGAAAGCGATACCGGTGAACTAGCAATTGGCAGTCGCGCGCCGCGTTGTTCGATTCGCAGCACAGATCAGCCAGCAATCGGCGGCACGCTTACGATTCGCAGCGTATTATTTTCAATTACGCACGCGGAGCCAAACGGCGACGGCGAAAGCTATTTGTACTTGCAGAAGGTTTTAAGCTAATGGCAACGGTCAGAGCGCAAATACTTGCTAGCGCCTTTACCACTTTAAACGCCGAGTATCCCAACAAAGTTTACGTCGGGCGCAGGCTGCCGGTTGACTCGCAACAACCGTTTGCAATAAGCGTAGACTGGACAAGTGACGCTACAGATTATAGCGCCGCTATGATGGCGGCAATACCACAGCACCGGCTTACGTTAGTTATAAGGGTAAGCGCAGTTGCTGTAAATTCTAGCGAGCCAGTAACTACAATTTTAGACACATACGGCGCAGAGATCGAAGAAAACCTATATTTAAATCAAACGTTCGACGGTCTGGCAGCAGGCTTAGAAATAGTCAGCGTTGAAATAGAGATAGACGAAGAAACACAAAGCACAGCCGGCACGCTAAGCTTAGAATTTGTAGTTTTTTATTACGCACAAGAAGGTGCGCCGCAAACGGCGATATAAATAGATATGGCCACGATCACAAGCACAAGCGAACGTATAACGATTAGTGGGACGTATAAGTCGTTCACAGGTGGCTCAGGTAACACCACTACAGTTATTCAATATTCTTCTGGCGATGCGCCTGCAAGTGGTGACGCAGGGCGATTCTTGCTATGGCAGAACGGCAGCAATACCGGAGAATGGGAAGTTCGTTTTATTGAGAGCGCTACGTCAACAACTGTAACCGTGGGCGATGGTGGCTTTAGCTCTGCACCGCCTAACAGCGCTGATTTTGTTATATCGACAAGCCTTGATGATATAGATTCTGCAACTGCTAACGCCGTTATGCGTTCGGAAGGCAGAAGCTACCAAATGCGGGACCGTGATTTTGAGCTTACGTCTGGTGCGTTTGTTGCTGATGTTGACGCAAGTTTAAGCACAAAGTCTAGGCAAACAGGAAGCGGGTATATAAGCACATACCCAGTAGCGAATGGTTGCGTTTTGCAATTTGGTAGGTTGGTAGGCGGTGAGGCAAACGACAGCACCGAAACAATTGGCGGTTGTCAAATCATTTTTGAAGTGTCAAACAACACTTTAATGTTCACAAGCCAAGGATCAGCAAACTCTAGCGGGCCTGTCTTAAATTTTTATGGCTGTTTGATAGAGTCGTTTGATAACGGAGGCTTTCAGCCGTTTATACGCGCACCGGCAGCGTTTAGGATTATTGGTTGTGTTGTTGATGGCCCTATGGGGGGCAGGCTTTACGCAGCGGAATCGGAGCTTGTTCAAACACGATTCAGCGGAAACAAGTCTGGGAATATTGCGTGGTCACTTGGCGGATCATTTACACGCCCAATAGCGGACGCGTTCTTTTTCCAAGGTGATACAGCAATAAAAGCGTTTGAAGAATTTACTGGCACTTTTTCGGACACAGTTTTTGCCGACTCTATGACCACTATAATTAACTCAAGCGGGGCGCAGTCTGGCTTGTTGTTTAAGTTTGTGGATTGCACAACATTCCCCGACAACAAAATTACAGATAACAAAGGTCAGTATGAGCAATTCAAGTCTATTAATTATACGATAGCAGACTCAAGCGGCACAGGCTTGTCGGGTGTTAAGGTTGCAGTTTACGATAATGCAGATTTAGCGCAAGGCGGAGGCGTCCAAACAAGTTCAAGCGGTGCGGTGCCACAGATTAACTCAAGGTTTTTTCGTAAAGATCACGGCGCGGCAGCAGTCAACAAAGCGCCGTTTGATATTCGCATTCGCAAGTATGGGTATGTTTATTTAGGTTTCCAAAGTTCAATTGCCGAGCCAGTCAAGCAAGAAGTGCGCCTTGCTGTAAACTCGCGTCTTGCGTTAACAGAGGTACAAGCGGCAGCGCTTACAGGCATTGCGTTAGACTTTACTACAGAAACGATTACGATAACGCAGGATGCCGACACGCAAAAGCTATACGATTATTACCAATACCAATTAGCTCAGACAGCCAACATGATTTACGCTGAGGATTTAATCAAGACAGGCAGTTCCTTTAATTTTAATGATTGGGATATGGTTATTGATGGTTGTACGTACACAGGCGATGCAACTACTACAGGCTTAATAGCATTAACTAATGGCGGTGTATTTACAGGCACGCGCACAGACACCAATGGGACAGTTTTACCATTACGAGACATTTCTATAACAGGATTGTCGGCAGGCTCAAGAATAAGAATATACAACCAGACAACATCGACAG